TCTGTACAATTTGATCTGCAGTTCCGTTGTCAATATAAAGATTGCCGTCATCACCCTTAAAGACAAGCTTTGTATAAACATCTTTAATTTTATTTGGTGCTGATAAAGTTCCAGCCATTAATGTTCTCCTGATATTACTACTTCATTAAATGTAACCGAAGCAATACTTGTATCTGTAAAATTTTCAGAACCAACTGTTATTGCTGTATATGTAGGTTCTGATACAGCGGCAACATTACTTAACGTTGGAGCTGTTGGCCTAGTAGAAGCTGTATAGCTAAAATCATCTGGTGCGTCTTGAGGTGTAAAATTATCAGCACTATATGAATTAAAATGCTGACCATCGCCAAGCTCGCTAAATGACCACCCTATATCATCCCATTCTGCCAAGCCAAAATTATTAGTTGACCAATCAAATGCTCTGGTATTTATTGCCATTAAAAGTCCACTGGTTTAATGTATTTAACAGTCCCTGCTCTAGCTCTGTAAGCATAGTTTCTACCTTCTCGAACACCTTTTTCAAATTTTTCATGAAAGTAAAGAGCAAGTTGTAATTGTTCTGGTTTCTTTTCATAACCAAGAGCTATTGCTTTTGCAACTATGTAATCATGAAATTGTCCTGGAAAATCACTAGTAGCGCTCCATGAAAAGTTAGTTGTATCGCTAGGCTCTGTAAACTTAGTAGCTTTTTTGTAATAAAATAAAGTAATCTTCTTACCGTGCTGGTCTGCACTAGGTGAATAAAACTTTTCAGCTACAGGGTCAAATTTAGCTATACCAATAGCATCTCGTTCTGTCCACCATACCCATTTATGAGTAGCGTAACGTTTACTATAAGTATCTACATATGTACCTGCCACTAGGTCAAATCCCTTCTTACTGGCCTACCTACTAATTTTGGTATATTTACATGATCCGTAGAGCCATCGGCTCCTTCCATATCAACTGATTTAATTTCAAGAATTGATTCATCTAATGCGTAATATCTTTGCTCGTTATTACCATCTAAATCAAATTGTGTAGCTCTTTCAAGCATTCTTGTTCTTTGGCTATATTCTTCTTGTGCCGTGTTAAGCATTTTTACTATTTCAGTAACACCTAAATCAGGATGATGCTGCTGAACTAGTTCAACCATTTCTTTAAGCTTCATCGTTTAACTCCTTCTACTGTTGAATCTAGCTTACCAAAAGTTGTATAAGGTGCCATAAACTCAGCTAATTCTTGCTTAACAATCTGGTATTGACCTTGTAACCACTGGTAATCTGTGGTTAATTTACCAATAACGGTTGTATAAAGACTAATGCTTTTTTGAACATTAGCGTTAAATTCAGCTAATTCATTCTGAGCTGTTTGTACAGATTTGTTTAATTCTGTTTGATATCTAGTAGTATTAATATTTGCTTTAGCAGATTCTTCAGCTACTTTAGCTTGGTATGTTTGCATGTCAACAGTAAACTCTTGAACTTCTTTATTAATATCTGCTTGAAATTTTGCAAGATAACTAGAAGCTCTTTGTAATTCTTGTGCTGCAGTAGCTAAAGTAGCTTGAGTCATTTCTTCATCTTCATCAGCTAACCAATATGCAGCTGATTGTGCAACGCCCCCATCATCATCTGCTACATCAACATCTATAAGTGCTTTTGCAGAAGCTAATGCATCTGCATATTCTGAGTCATGAGAAGTGCTAATATTTAAAGTAGGTACAGCCCCAACATCGCTTTCATTAAAAGCTGCTGGTAAACTAGCTGTGCTTACTGTAATTGCTGTACTTAAATCAGTTATAGCATTAAATGGAGTTGTATCTGAGTCTAGATCAGTAGGAAGCTTAGCGTTAGTAGCTGCCATTTTATTATGTATTAACTGACCAGCAGCATAGAGAACTACAGCATGGTATAGTTCAGAAGGAAAATTATCTATAGTACTGTCACTATGTGCTACTGAAGTATCTGGTAATACTATACTTATCTTTACTATTTCGTCATTATCTGGAACGGGAAGTACATTAAGAACCGCATTGTCAATATAATAAACTGGAGAATTTTTACTTGCGTAATAAATACTATTTACATTTTTAGCATTACTTCTAAAAGCTGCATTTATTGGGCTACACTTTAGCTCTTCTCCATTTGTTGCGTCACCATTTCTTCTTACTACATCTATAATTTTTGCATTAGTACTTAGGGTTAATGTTCTAGCACTATCATTTAATGTTTGTAAAGAAGCAAACAAAGGTAGCATATCAGGATTAGTCTTTTCTATCTGATTAATAACCCATTGCACACCATTAGCCAAGAACTTTGATATCTCAGTGTTCTTACTAGTAGTGGAACCAGCATAATATCCTACTTCGTCTACGAATGCCATTACTTCTTAGCTTTCTTTTTCCTCCTCTTTTTTGCAGCAGCTATTAATTGACCAGGCTTCATTCTAGCTGATTGTGCTAAAGCTTTTATTCTAGCCATATTATTTTGTTGTATAGCTTTTGTTACTGATTTCAAAAGAGAAGCATTCATTTTTTTGTTTTCTTTGTTTTCTTACCAGTGTTCTGTTTTCTGCGACTATTATTATTATTTTCTTCTTTCCCAGAAATCCAAGGGCCACCGATATCATTGCTTGTAACTATTTTCATTTTTAACTCCAGTAAAGGGGGCCATAAAGACCCCCTTTAAATTACTGAATTATGCGAACTTTAACAAGGTATGAGTTTCAGGTAAAGAAATCTCAAGACCAGCTTCGGTCAAGATCATATCTTTTCTTCCATCAACATTGTTGTTCTGTACATTAGTGATAATGTGCGTATCTCTCGATGTGCCATTAGCAGCTAATGGACGATATGCTACGTTCTTCATGTCAATCATAATAGCATAGTCTTCCCACATTCCTCTGAATAAAGGTTGCTCGACCAAGTGTAAGTCACCGTAAAGTGTATTCACGCGTGTTACATTGTGTCCGAATGAACCTTTAACATTTTGAATGTCGACGTTATAACCATTTGAACCACCGCTAGTAGTAGCAGTATGTCCAAGTGCCATTGTGTTTCCTAAGAACGAGCTTCCGCCAAGTTTGTTAAAGTAACTTAACACTTTTCTTGAAGCAAGTACAAGTTTGTTTCCGCTATTACCTGATTCAGGTGAGAAAACATCTTCCATTGCATCAATAAAATCATCATAAGATGAAGAAGCATAAGTAAAGGTTTTAATCTTTCCATAAGCTTCTGTGTAGGGTACAATACCCCATGAACGTCTAACAGGCCCTGACCCAGTGGAATCATCTGATCCAACACCGAATAACATTGCATGTTCTAAGTCCATTTTATGTTCCATTAACTTCTCTTGCCAGACTCGCTTATACTCATTAGATACACCACGATAGCGGGTAGCTAATGAAGTTCCACTAAATAAAGAGATTGCCGTCTTAAAAATCTGACAATATCCTTCTCTATCATAGAACTCGTCTTTCCATCCTTCAGGATCGGTTGAACCCTCAGCCCAAGCTGAACCTACAACCTGACATTTTGCATCTGCACGGCAAATTATCTTAGAAGCAGAAGCTTCAGTAATTTCACCACTAACAGATGAAGTAGGTTTATAGACAAGCTTAATAAAGGTTAAGTCAATCTCAGCATAAGCAGAATTGCTTACATCTGGATCAGCATTAACTTTAAAATAAGCAATTGCAGCAGTTTCTGAACCAACACCAGCATCACTACCGTTAGCATCATATTCTACTTCAATCGCTACCATTTGTCCATTTAAAATAAAATTAGGACAAGTGGCGCTTGTTACAACACGACCATATTTATCATAAAGACAGTCCACCTGCAGGTTAGTAAGGTTGAAGTTAGCGTCACTGCCACTATGTTGTGCACTAGTCTTTGCTGTTTTAACTTCAAAATTACGACGCTGCCATTGATGACGCTGCTCTAAAAATTTAAAAACAGGATCATCAGTAGGTTTCTTTGCTACTTTAGACAAATAGGTGAAGAAAGGAGACTGTTTAGGAGCGAGTTCTGACACACGTTCCCCGAAATTGTACATCCGTCTGGAATGATCAATCGAGGATGACTGCATACCGCCACCAGCGGTTATACTATATACGTTTGCCATCTTTATTTACTCCTTAGTTTCCAATTAATTCCAAGGATTCTGTTTATTATAGTCAGCAATCATACTGTCCATAATCGTATCTTCCATAGAACCCTCAGTTTGTCTATTTTGAGAAGGCATCACTCCCATAGATGCTGGTACTTGCTGTGCCCTTTTTACCTGTTGAAACTCTCCAGAAGGAGCAGCTTTTTGAGGTTCAGGGGAGCTTAGACCTTTATCTGCGGCATATAATCTCCATAGGTTGTCAAGACTAATAGAGCTCGGGTCAGACATAACTCTAACAAAGTCTTCTGCAACTTGTGAATCAACTTTAAATTTATCCATAACTTGCGTTCTAACTTCTGTCAGTTGTTGTTGTTCTTGCTGAGCTGCCTGTTGACGCTGTATATCAGCTTGACGTTGCTGTTGCATCTGTTCTCTTTCATCTTGCAACATAGCCATTTGATATTCAAACTGCATGTTTTTGTAATCATCCATCTCATCACGCCAAGATTGTTCTTGACGTAAGTATTTCGCACTTTCTGAGTTTGAATCCGTCATAGCCTCATCCATATTGAAATTATAAGGTTTTTGTGGCTTCTCGGGTGGAGCTGGTAATTCGATTTCAGGTTCTGGCTCAGGCTGTTGCTGTTGTGAAGTAGCCTGTTGAGTAGCTATTTGATTAAATTGCTGCTGCAACTGATCACGTTCATTACGCATTTTATCAGCTTGAGATTGCCAGTATTGATATCGAACTTCATCATTATCAGAGGGTACTTCCACAGATGGTTCTTCAGAAACCGTTTGTTCCTGCTGAGCAGCTAATGCTGGCTCAACTGGAGCTTCTGGTTGTCCAAAGGCGTCTGAGACTGAACCTTGTTCTCCACCAAATATGACATCATCAACTAATGAGCCCTCGTCTTGAGTTTCAACTGAATGAACCTCTGGTTGAGGGGTAGTCAATTGTTCTGTTTCTGCCATATATTCTCCTATTTTTTAGATTGCTTCTTCTTAGGGCTTGAAGAAGGTGAATCTTGTTTCGAAGTAGAATCAACTACTCCTTTTTTAATTTGCCCTAAAGCGTCATCTAGGCGTTTCTCAAATAGAGTGCCAGACATTTTAGCCCGATTTTCAGTTCCCTTCAAATTGGACTTTGTTTTTTCGATTTCGGCTTTCATTTTGGCGTGATAGATTTCACGCTCTCTAGTCTGCAAGTCTCCTTGCATTTGTTCGATAGTTTCAGTTGCTTGCTGTAATTGCGATTGCAACTGTTGTATCAAATCTGTTCTTTGCAAGACGCCCTGCATATCAAAGACCTCTGTCTTCTTTAAGACCTCTTGCTTATCGATAATACCTTTTTCGTAAGCATCCATGTACATTTCAAGCTGTGCCATTCTATTTGTTGGCATAGTTGAACCAGTAACGACTACAACATCGTATTTACCAACGGTAATATCGTTTAAAACTTTTATAGCTCCAGACTTATCATCAAATAGTCTTTTATTTATTGTATACTCATTTAAGCTATTATTTGGCTGAATAAGCCTAACAACTTTTTGGGTTGTATATAATTGCTGCATAATAGGAATAGCTATCTGGCCAAGTCTGTTTAAGCCAGCCTCGATATCAGCTAACTTGCTTTTCATTTTGCGTTGACCAAACTCATCAAGACTTACCGTAGCTTTGTATGTATGAGGAGCAACTGCTGAATTACCCATAGTCATTTCATATAAACCCAATTGATGGTCTATATCATTTTTAGCCGTCATTTCATTAGAGTATAATTCGTTCGGTAGGGGAGTAGGCTGAACTGGTGTTGGCTGCCCCTGATCAAAATCAACCTCGATGGCTACTCCAGGCTGGGCCCACTTCTGCTCAAACTCCCTCATATCTACCGAACCTGATGGTATTAAAATCTTTGTATTTGTGCTAGTGGTTGCATGGGCGATAATAAGACTTCTCGTTTTATTTATATACTCTTGCATACCTTTAACCATGCGAACATCTGACATAGGATAGGGGGTTCTAGTATGCTGGTTCATAAAGAACACAATAGGGTATTTATCAATTGGTAGGACACGAGAATACAAATGTTTATCGCCCATAATCACACATTGTTTTATTCTTTTTGTAGGAACAACTACGACATCAATTTGACCGCCATCTACTAATTCTTTGAAAGTAATTTGTTGAACTTCGGGCTCTTTAGGCATATCTAATCTACCTTGAGCTGTAGCTTGTTGCACTCGTTCTTGATATATACTTTGCAATTGTTCTATTGCAGAATCTGCTTGTGCTTGTTCAACTATTATTTGTCCCTGTATTATCCATGCTGGTTGTTGTAAATACTCCATGTATTCTTCTTCGGTAAGTAAGTCTTCATCGCCAGTCATTGTTTCAAACACCCTGTAATGGTCAACCATTATAGGGTAATATCTTTCATAACCTCTTATATATTCATCACTATCGCCAAAATTAGCAATAGTTTGAACGTCTGGGGTTTCAGGCCAAGTTGTCTCGCCATCATCTTCTCTCCCAGTACTAGGTCTGTCAGATACAAAATTTTCTGTGCCAGCATTACCAATAGCTTTTTTATACATTGGATATAATGCTTTTGCTTGGTCTTTGGTATAAAGTCTTGATATAATAACATTTTCAGCATCATCAGCAAATGGGTGTCTAGAGTTAGGATCTATGTAAATATCAAGAGGGTCTACATCGTGAATACAAACTTCACCTTTACCCATATCTTTCATTGGGTCAACATAAACTAAAGCGGCTCCTAGTCCAGTAACATAATAATCATCAACAATTCTTCTCATTACAGCATTTCCTTCTGAAATCTGCCATATATACTCCAGTAACCCATTTAATGACTGAGCTACTTCATTATCACTATCTTCTCTAGGTGATACTCTAAATTGTGGTTTATTTGCAGTAATTAAAGCTTTGGCTGCTTCTACTGCTGGATGAATACGATTTACTACTAATGGAGCCTGACCTCTCTCCTCTAATACCCTCTTTTGGTCTGCTGTCCATTGCTTGCCTAAACGAAATTCTCTATCTTCCTGAGCATGAGCAGCCCAGGTTTCACGTTTTTGCGAATAAGTTTTGAAGATGTTTTGAGTTTCATCTACCAACTTTTTGCCTGATTTATCTTTTTTATTTGAGTAAGCCATCATTTAATATTACTAATTACATAGTTAACCAGTCAAGTATTTTATTGCTTTTTATTTCAAGTTCTTCTTTAGGGTCAAATTCATCTTTTTTTATCCTACAAGGCCTCGATCCTTCAAGTGCAGTCCAAACTGCATCCATAATATCATCGTTCTTACCTCTTGGGTAAGATAGAAATTCTTGCTGTGCAGTCAAGTCTTGTGGTCTAAAGTAAAATTCCCCTTTTGCAAAGACTGGT